TACGTGGGTAATGAAGAAACTGGTAAAACATTACTTCAATCTCGTATGATGGCTGATGTTGTAATCAAGAATATTGATGCTGAACTGGATGAAGTATGGGGAGCAGAAGTTAGTCTATGCTATCCCCAATTATATGCAGGATCAGCAGATTTATTAGGCGTGTGGAAAGGTAAGCCTACTGTAATGGATTTTAAGCAGACTAATAAGCCTAAGAGACGTGAATGGATTGGTGATTATTTTCTACAATGTACTGCGTATGCGTTGGCACACAATGAAATGTATGGAACTGACATAAAAGACGTTGCTATCTTCATGTGTAGCAGAGAAGGTCAATGGCAATTGTTTGAAATGCAGATTGGTGAGTTCGCAGAATGGGAACTCAAATGGGCAAAAAGATTGGAAGAATACTACAATTTCTTATGATTTGGCGATCGTATTTTAATAAATACATATACTAAAAAAGGTTAATACAATGACAACTGAAACAAAATTACAGCAACAACGAAAAGGAAATCTAGCAGATCTTCCTATATTACTGGCTGGTGAATTAGGATATGCATTAGATGCAAAACGATTATTCATTGGTAATACAGTATCATCTCTTAATGGTGACGGCTCGACAGTCGGACACGATTTTGGTGTTGATTTAGATGAGGCGCATGGTACTTCATACAAAATATGTGTAGATGGGTTGGAGACAACTAATTACACCACAAATAATTTTCTAGTTACGTTTACAGTTGCACCACCTGTCGGAACAGGTAATATTCAATTATATCATAATTCAGAAATCTTTCTATTTGAACCAGACGTAGGCTTAGATATTCCTGGTCTTGTGGGCATTACTGGTCCAGCAACCGATGCGAAAATTGCTACTATCTCATTTGATGTAACTAGATATGATAACGTAGACATACGATATTCATTGCGGAATGCCGTAGGACATATTCGTAAAGGTGTATTGAGTATTGCAGTTAATGCAGCAAACAACGCAAGCACAATTTCAGATAATTACACAACTGATGCAACTACTGTAGGTAATTTATTAGATCACGCATTCACTGGTATCATTGATAATGGTATATATACACTTCAATATACTACAACTGATACTGAAATTGCAAACTTATCATGGTTAACTGACAACTTCAAAGCGACAGTATAAGTATGAGTGTAAATACAATATGGCAATTAATGCCAAAAGAAAGACTCACGGAGTGGAAAGCATTTCGTACCGAGTTGAACAAGTTAGATGATACATCTAATGAAGAATTTTTACAAACTCTAGTAGATTGGTGGCGTTTAGCACCACTGTCTAATAGAGTAATAGACCCATACAATTCAGAAGAATGGCCCAACCCTTGGGATTTATTATGGAATGGTCTATATGATGAAAATGTGATTGCGCTTGGAATGGCATACACACTAGAGTTATGTGATTGGTCTTGTGATATACTATTAGTACAGGATGCAGGAAAATCGCGAGTGGGACTAGTAATACGGTTAAACGACGAATATATACTAAATCATAATTATGGTATAGTAGATAAAGTGTCCGTATTAGATAAATGTGAAATTTTGAATACATGGTATTCAGACGACTTAGTAAAATAATAGTAATATTGAAACCAAACGGGTAAGGATATAAATGAAGGAAATCATGGTACAAAAGCGCAACGGCGCTAGAGAACCACTTGACTTGGATAAATTACACAAGGTTGTGTTTTATGCTTGCAACGATATTGCAGGTGTTAGTCCGTCGGAAGTGGAAATCAAAAGTAGTATTCAGTTTTTTAACGGAATCACAACTAACGAAATTCAAGAAACATTAATTAAAGCAGCAGCAGATTTAATCACCGAAGAAACACCAAACTATCAATGGGTAGCAGGACGATTAATCAATTATCATTTGCGCAAGCAAGTGTACAATGACTTTAAACCTGCACACTTGATTAATGTTATAGAAGATAATATTGAACGTGGGTATTATGATGATGAAATTCTTTCATTATATTCGTCAGACGAGATTGACCAACTAAACAATTACATCAAGCATTATCGTGACGAAGATATCGCATATGTAGGCATGGAACAATTCCGTGGCAAATACTTAGTGCAAAATCGAGTGACAGGTCAACTCTTTGAAACTCCTCAAATCGCATACATGATGATTGCAGCGACATTATTTGGTAGTTATACGAATAATCGCATGAAATGGGTTAAAGATTACTATGATGCAATCAGTACATTTGATATTTCACTTCCTACGCCTGTTATGGCTGGTGTTCGCACTAATGTACGTCAGTTCAGTTCATGTGTACTAATTGAATCAGATGATAGTCTAGATAGTATTAATGCAACAGCAAACGCCGTTGTAAAGTATGTATCTCAAAAGGCAGGCATTGGAATTGGCGCAGGGCGCATTCGTGCGATCAACTCTCCTATTCGAAATGGAGACGCAGCACACACAGGTGTTATCCCATTCTATAAGATGTTTCAATCATCAGTTAAAAGCTGTTCACAGGGCGGCGTACGCGGCGGAGCAGCGACATTGTACTATCCATTATGGCATCTAGAAGTAGAAGACATGTTGGTGTTAAAGAACAACAAAGGTACTGAAGATAATCGAGTAAGGCATTTGGATTACGGGGTACAAGTTAATAAACTTATGTACGAACGTTTGATTACTGGTGGCAACATTACATTATTCAGTCCTAGTGATGTCCCTGGATTATATGATTCATACTTCGAAGATCAAGAAAAATTTAAAGAATTGTACGAGAAGGCTGAACGTAATTCAAAAATTCGCAAGAAGGTAATTACTGCAATTGAATTATTTTCTATCTTTATGCAAGAGCGAAAGAATACTGGTCGAATCTATTTGATGAATGTAGACAATGTAAATGAGCATAGTTCATTCAAGCAAGAATTAGCACCTGTTCGTCAGAGTAATTTATGTGCAGAGATTACATTACCTACCTCTCCTATGACAGATATATTTAAAGGTGATGGAGAAGTTGCTACTTGTACATTATCAGCAATAAATTGGGGTAATATCAAATCATTAGCAGATTTTCAGAAGCCGTGTGAATTGGCAGTACGAGGACTTGATGCATTATTGAGTTATCAGAATTACCCAGTACTAGCAGCAGAATTAGGAACACAAAAGCGTCGACCGCTTGGAGTTGGTATTATCAACTTCGCATATTGGCTTGCAAAGCATGACACCAATTACACAGATCCTGATCTTGAATTAGTAGACGAATGGACAGAAGCATGGTCATACTACTTGATTAAAGCATCAGCCGATTTAGCGATTGAACAAGGACAGTGTCCAGGATTCAATGAAACTAAATATAGCGATGGTATTTTGCCAATAGATACTCGTAAAAAAGAAGTAGACGAATTGGTAGCACACAAAGAGCGTATGCCATGGGATGCGTTACGAGCGCAAATAAAAGAAACTGGTATTCGCAATAGTACATTGATGGCATTGATGCCAGCAGAGACATCGGCACAGATAAGTAACAGTACGAATGGAATTGAACCACCACGATCTTTGGTAAGTATTAAGCAATCAAAGCATGGTGTATTAAAGCAAGTAGTTCCTGGCATACATCGATTAAAGAATAAGTATGAATTATTATGGGATCAACAGTCACCAGAAGGTTATTTAAAGATTGTATCGATATTACAGAAATATATTGATCAAGCGATCAGTGTAAATACTAGTTACAATCCTATATATTTTGAAGATGAAAAGATTCCGATGAGTGTCATGATGAAGCACTTGTTAATGTTCTACCGTTATGGTGGTAAGAATCTTTATTACTTTAATACATATGATGGACAGGGTGAGGTTGATATTAATAAAATGAATGCAGATCCTTTAGCACAAGCGGATCTAAGTGAGATAGACGACGACTGCGATAGTTGCACGATATAACGGAATATAAATATAGATATGAGCATTTTTAATATAACAAAAAAAGCGGATTACACGAAATCATTAGCATTTCTTGATCCAGGTGGGAGAGTAAGTTTACAACGGTACGATGTTCTCAAATACAAGCAATTTGATAAATTAACCGAAAAGCAATTGGGATTCTTTTGGATCCCTGATGAAGTTGATGTTACAAAAGATTCTAATGATTTCAAGCAATTAACTGCAAATGAACAGCATATATTCACATCTAATCTAAAGCGTCAAATCCTTTTAGATAGTGTACAAGGTCGTGCACCTAGTGAAGCATTCGGTTCTATCGTTAGTCTACCAGAATTAGAAACATGGATTCAAACATGGACGTTTAACGAGACGATACATAGTAAATCATATACGCATATTATTCGTAATATATATTCTGATCCGTCTATTATCTTTGATGAAATCTTAGACATTAAAGAAATCGTTGATTGTGCATCTGCCATTTCGGTAAATTATGATGCTCTAATTGATCAAGCCGCTTGGTACAATTTACTAGGCGAAGGCGTACATAAGGTTAATGGCAGAGAAATCACTGTTGACCTGTACGAGTTAAAGAAGTCGTTATACAAGGCAGTAATGGGTGTAAACATACTAGAAGGTGTTCGCTTCTATGTATCGTTTGCATGTAGTTGGGCGTTTGCAGAACTTAAAAAGATGGAAGGTAATGCAAAAATTATCAAGTTTATTGCGCGTGATGAGAATCTACATTTAGCGTTCACACAATCATTATTAAAGATCTTACCAAAAGACGACCCAGATTATATTAAGATCGCAAAAGAAACTGAAGAAGAATGTATTCAGATGTTTGTAGATGCAATTGAACAAGAGAAGCAATGGGCAGAATATCTATTTAAAGATGGTTCAATGATTGGGTTAAATGCTCAACTATTGGGTGAATATGTAGAATGGATTGGGTGTAAGCGAATGGTGGCAGTGGGATTATCTTGTCCATATAAAGTACCGCAAGCAAACCCACTACCTTGGACACAAAAATGGATTGCTGGTGCAGAAGTACAAGTGGCACCACAAGAAGTACAACTATCGTCATATATTATAGGCGGTGTAACATCGGACGTTACTAAAGATACCTTTACGGGTATGTCATTATAATAAAATAACAATTATGGAGAAGAAAGTATGGTAGAAGTTTATTCAAAAGATAATTGTGCATTTTGCACTAAAGCGAAAGTATTGCTTGAAACTCAGCATATGGAGTTTGTAGAAAAGAAGATCGGTATTGATGTAACACGTGAGCAATTATTAGCAATTGCACCACTTGCACGCACTGTACCACAAATAGTAATTGATGGAACCGTCATTGGCGGATATGATCAATTAGCCCAATACCTTAAAGGAAGTGAAGAATGTTAATAGAAGTACCTTACAGAGATGGCGATGTCATCAGTATTAAACTAGCCAGCGGTGAAGAAATGGTAGCACGTCTTGATAAAGAGACTACTGATACATTGGTTTTATCTAAGCCTACGATGTTGATTGCAACAGATGGTGGAATGGGAATGGCTCCATTCATGTTTACCTCGTCGATTGACGCAAAATACACAATGAGACTTAACGGTGTTATTTGTATCGTTAAAACAGAAGAAGAAACTGCTAAGATGTATAGCGAGAAAACTTCTGGTATTGTGATGGCAGGCGCATAATATGGCTAAGGGCGTAGCGAGAGTAGGAGATCGTACATTCGGCACTTGTACTGCGCATTTAACCACTATAACGACCGGAGGTACAATTACTTCTGGTTCGTCGACAATTGTTGTCAATGACAAGCCTTGTGCAAGATTGGGCGATACTGTTACAGCGGATTGTGGTCACACTAGTGTGATTACGTCTGCTAGCGGTGATGTCATTGGTGATAACCCAGCAGTAGCAAGAATCGGTGATTCAGTAGGTAACGGACCGTATACTGCAACAATCATATCAGCGTCGACTGATGTGTTCGCAAATTAAATAAAAAACATTCATAAAAAGCCTTGACAAGTAAGGCTCTTCACGCTATAATAGTTAAGTAAGTTAATCAAAGCGAGCAACTATTATGAACAACAAAACTGAAACATTTATCTCATACCTTCTTGATTTTTACGGTAAAGGCGGAATCTACGATTTCGGTGCTACACGTGACGATATTCTGTTGGCGCTAGGAATGCGTCTATCTAAGTTTCCTGATATGGATTTTGATGGCGATTCAATGGATCGTGAATACGTTCGTGATATCATGCTAGCAAATCGCCCATAGGAGAAATCAATTGAAGACATCAAGATTAGACTGGATTATTGTTAAAAGTGGCAGTTCATGGACTGCTACCTATAAACCAGATGGAACTGTATTAACTGCAAAAACCAAATCGGCACTAATGCCAGAAATTATTAAATTTGAACAACAACTATAGGAAGTAACATATATGCGAGCTGAATTATACGAAGATGGAATTAAGCGAATCAATACGAAAATTGTAGTACCAATGGATATCACCGATGTAGCAGATTATATTCTAAGTGCGGTACAATCGGGAACTGTGCGACCGTATATGGTGACTAGTCTCAACAAGCGACAATTATTACAAGTAGCGAAATTTGCAGTCGAGAGTGATGGAATCCATCGACCTAAAGAGAGTCTTATTGACATTGATGCACTAGTAGAAGCAAGAGTACGAACCTATGTTGGGGATATGTTCCCAGAGTTGATGTAGGTAGGGGATTAATATATGGAAGACTATGATTATGCTAAATATGATGAAATAATTGAAGAATATAAATCACTTACAGACC